ATTCCTCAACGGTTCGCTCGACGACGTGCGCCTCTACGACCGCTCGTTGACTCCATCCGAGATTTACCTTCTCGCCAGCCGTCGCGGGATCGGCCTGTCGCCGCTGCCGGATCGTGCGGCGGGGTTGCCGAGGAAGCTGAGCGTCAACGTCGGCGGAACGTGGCGGGCGGCGGATGCTTACGTCAACGTCGCTGGGACTTGGAAGTTGGCCCAGGCCATCACCAACGTGGCTGGAACGTGGCGGTGATGCCATGCCATCAAATATCCCCTCCTGGCGACCCAAGAGGATGCAGGTCACGACCAGGCCGACGAAGGAGATCGCCCACTATCAGACGTCGGACTGGCGAGCCCGACGCACGCGGATCCTGCTGCGTGATGCGATGCGGTGCTTTGAGTGCCGCCGAGCCGTGAGCGGACGCCAGGCCCATGTCGATCACCTGATCCCCCTCGAGGAAGGCGGGACGGATGACGACGCCAACCTCCGAACGATGTGCGAGCGGTGCCACGGGCGGAAGACCCGGGCGGAGCAGAGGCGGAGGGGAGTGAACTGACCTGCTGCCGAATGAGGCTCCCTGTGGCTTAAAAAAACGATGGGTGGCAAAGCGTAAAAAGTAAAAAATTAACCCAAAACCCCAGGCCTTGCCTGCGTGTGCGTCCTGCGAGTTTTGAAAATCCTGGAGAGGTCAGATGGGATCGCGTGGCCCTGCCCCGAAGCCGTCAAGTGAGCGTTCCGCGATCGGTCGGAACACCCTCCGCCGCAAGGTCCGCGCGCCAAAGCCAATCGCGGTGACGATGCCGGCGAGCGTAAAGGCCGACAGGGTGGCCGCCGGTTACTGGAAGGCCCACGCCCCATCGCTGATCACCGCGCGCCGGTTGCGGCCCGACCTGGCGGAAGCCTTCGGCCTCTGCTGCCTGCTGAAATCCGAGATGGATGCCATGGCCGTCGAGCTCGCCACCCAGGAGCGGACGACCACGACGGAGAAGGGGGCATACGCCAACCCTCTGGTGAAGATCCTGAGAGACACGCGACGGGACTGGCTTGCCCTGGCAAGAGACTTCGGTATGACCGCTGCTAGCGATGCCAGGATTCCGCAGGATTCCCCCGATGCCGAAGAGACTCCCGACGACGCCGCGCTCCGTCTCCTCACGGTCCCCAAGCGACCGTGACCGGCCGGAGTTCGTCGAGGGCTACCACTTCGACATCGACGCCGCCGATCGCCCTTGCCAGTTCATTGAGAGGCTCTGTCGCGTCCCGTCTCGAGACGGTGGACCAGCCGAGCCCATGCGGCTGATCGAGTGGCAGAGGGAGCGAGTAATCCGGCCGTTGTTCGGCTGGAAGCGGGACGGTCGGCTCCGCTACCGCCGCGGCTGCGTGTTCGTCCCGAAGAAAAACGGGAAGAGTTTCTTGATGGCGGCCGTGGCCCAGTACCTCCTCTGTGGTCATGCCCCGATCTCCGATGTTTACCTCGCCGCCGTCGACCGGCTCCAGGCCCGCGAGATCTACCGCGTGGTCGCCAAGTTCATCAGCGCTTCCCCCCAGCTGTCGAAGCTCCTCGAGGTAATCGACTCAAAGTCCCTGATCAGGAACCGCGATCACGGGAACGTCTTGCGGTGTTTGTCGGCCGACGCCTACCGGAACGAAGGCTTGAACGGCAGCGTGATCATCGACGAGATCCACGCCCACAAGTCCGACCAGCTGATCAGCGCCCTGACCTACGCCACTCGCGCCACACCCAACGGCGTGATCCTGGCGATCTCGACGGCGGGAGACAACCGGAACAGCGTGGGCTACCAGTGGTGGCGGGACGCCGAGCTCGTCCTGGCCGACCCGAAGTCCAACCCGTCTTTCATGGGCGTGATCTACGCGGCCGACCCCGAGGATCCGCGAGGGTTCGGGGATCCCGCCGTGTGGCGCGAAGCAAACCCGTCGATGGGTGTCACGTTCCAAGAGGACGAGTTCGCCGCCGACTACCAAGACGCCTTGACCGATCCGCGGAAGATGGGCCGCTGGCTTCGGTATTCCTTGAACTGCTGGACGGAGAAAGACGCCAGGTGGTGGCACGGGGACGAGTTCACCAAATGCCAAGCCGATCCGGTCGATCCTCTCGAGGGCCGCTCCTGCTGGGTCGGGCTCGACCTGGCCGATCACGACGACCTCACGGCAGCGGTGTTTCTGTTCCGATCCGCCGACGGTAGCTTCGACGCAGAGCTCCTGGCGTGGGTTCCCGAGGAAGGGATGATCGAGCGGGAGAAGCGGGACAACGTCCCGTATTCCTCCTGGGTCCGGGATGGCTGGCTCCGCGTGACCGAGGGGAGCCGGATCGACCAAGAGCGAGTTCATTCCGACATCATGGCTTTCCTCGATGGCCACGAGTGCCGCGGGGTCGGCGGTGACCCGTGGCACCTCGACTGGATCGCCACGCGAATGCAGGCCGACGGGCTCGATGTCCACAAGGTCAGGCAGTCGATCGGCTACCTGACCGGCCCCGCCAAGATGCTCGAAGACCTCGTGAAGACCGGCCGACTGCGTTACCGATCCCCGATCATGTCCTGGGCATCGAACAACGTCTGTATCTGGGAAGACATGAACGGCAACATCCGCCCCGACAAGGCGAAGTCTTCCGAGAAGGTCGACCCGATCTTCGCCTTGATCAACGCCCTCGCCCTGGCCTCCACCGACGCCGAGCCCGAGGGCGGGGAGTTCGCGCTCCACGCCCTCTAACTTCACCGCCACGGGCCTCCCCTGTCCCATGCTGCCATGGGACTCCTCGACTTCCTGCCGTTCCGCCGAGCCCGCCCCTCGCTCCCGCCCCCGGCGGTGGAGCTCCGCGGCTTGTCCGATGGCTCCGGGCCCTGGTCGGCGTGGATCTCGCCCGACGCAGTGACCCCCGAGGTGGCCGTCCGCACCACGGCAATCCTGTCGTGCGTCCGGTTCCTGTCGCAGGCCGTCGCGTCGATGCCGCCGCGGGTGATCCGCACCACGCCCGACGGGCGGAAGTCGGCGGCCGTCGACCTCCCCTGCTATTCCGTCCTCACCGACCGGCCCAACTCGACCCAGTCGCTCTACGAATGGATCGAATCGACGATCTATCACACGGCTCTGTGGGGCAACGGTTACTCCCGCATCGTCCCCGGTGTCGACGGTGGCTTCTGTTCCGCCCTCGAGCTCCTCCACCCCAGCCGGATGGACCCGCGGCGGATGAGCGACGGCAGCATCGGCTACCGCTACCTGTATCCCAACGGCTCCGGGCCGCAGGGCCAGACCGGCTGGGTGAACTTCAGCCAGGACGAGATCCTCCACGTTCGATGGATCAGCGACAACGCAATCCGGGGCCTCGTTCCCTCGACGCTTTGCAACACGAGCGTTGCCCTGGCGAGAGAGTTGGACATTGCGGCCCGGGCCTTCTGGTCGAACGGCGCGCGGCCCGACATCGTCATCGAGACCGAAGAGACGCTCAATCAGCCGGCGATCGACGCATTCCGGCAGCAGTGGCGAGAGATCTACGGCGGCTCACGCAACCGCGGCGGGGCCGCGATCCTGCCCAAGAAATCCAAGCTCGTCGCGATCGAATCGAACAGCAACGAGGCCTCCGAGTTCTCCCAGCTTCGGCGGGATGTGACCGCGGAATGTGCCACGATCTACGGCGTTCCCGGCTCCCTCGTCGGAGTCAGGGAGGCGATGAAATACGCGACGACGGAGCAGGAGCATTTGTCGGCGCAGGTGTGGTGCCTGACCCCCTGGGAGATGCGTCTCGAAGGGGCGGTGAACCGCACCATCCTGTCGCCGGTCGTGAGCGGCCCGCAGTACGCCGGCTGCAAGTATCGGGTGGACAACCGCGGTCTCCTCCGTGGTGACAGCGCCGCCCGCGGGGCCCTCTATGACACGCTCGCCAAGTGGGGCGCGTTGCGACCCGCCGAGATGCGCGACCTCGAAGACTTCCCCGAGCTCGACGAGCCCGCGGCCCGGGAGACCTACATCCAATCGGGCTTCGTCCCGCTCCGCGAGGCGGCCGACTCCTCGCTCTCCGAGGCCCAGGTGTCGTCGCTCCTGGCCGTCCTGGCTGCCGTGTCCGCGGGGACGCTGGCCGCCCCGGCCGCCACGGCCGTTATCGCCGCCGCCTATCCGACTCTTTCCGCGTCCGCCGCCGACATCGTCGCTGGTGCAAAGGGGGTTGCCGCATGATCGAGTACCGCACGCATGACGCCGACGGCGACGAGATCGAGACGCGGTTCCTCGGTGCCGACATGGCCCCGGTCGGCGTGGAAGAGCGCGAGGACGGGCCGCCGACGATCTCTGGCATGGCCCCCCCGTGGGATTCCTGGTCCGAGGATATGGGGTTCCGGGAGAAGTTCGACCGCGGGGCCTTCGCTGACGTCCTCAAGAGCCGATCCCTCGACGTCGTCCTTGCGTGGAATCACGACGAGGCTTTCCCGCTCGGCCGGACGCGAAACAAGACCCTCGACCTGGCCGAAGGGGAGAAGGGCTTCGAGTACCGAGGCCGCCCGCCCCAGCCGTCGGGCCGTGTCGACGAGTACCTGACCCTCATTCGGGGCGGATACGTCGCCGGCAGTTCGTTTGCCTTCACGGTCAAGGCCGACCCGAAACACGAATCGTGGGCCACCGACGAGCGTGGCAACATCACCCGCACCATCCACCGCGTCTCGGGCCTCTACGACGTTTCGGTGGTGACTCGCCCGGCCTACTCCCGGTCCACCGTCGCCCTCCGTCGACGCGACCTGTTCGCCGCCGCCAACCTCACCGAGGCCGAGCGCCGCCAGATCGTCGAGCGTGAGGCCGACGACCAGGCCGACGCGATCCGCAAGGCCGCCGCCGATCGGAAGAAGCTCGACGCGCTGATCGGGGCCCGAGCGGCCACCGCCCTCGCGAGGATGAAAGCCAATGGGCTCTGACCACCGCTGCCGGTGTGGTGAACGGATG